GTGTTGATGCAACCTTTGTTGTATCTTCTGACATTATATTCTCCTTGTTTTGATCATAACAAACATACTTCAGTTATATGCTAGTATTATTTACTCTTTGTATTTAATTGTATTTTAAATGTGGACAAGCTAACATGAAATAACTAAGCTCTCGATGTTGTTCAAATCCAATTCTAAGTGTTGGTGTATACGCAGTTGGCCCGTTTTCTACTATTGATAATGTTCTACCAATATAATACCTACCCTTCAAATTATGGGCAATCCATTTGCGTATAGAATCTTCCATGTTATAACGAGGTGCAATATTGCAGAACTCGTAGTGTTTGGGAGCAGTTTTTGACTCTCTTATATCAAAAAAATCAAATGCATTAGGCGTCTTATTTTTATTCAGCACTAATTTCCTTCTTCATAATGTGCAGTAACCCCAAAAGGTGCCTGCAAGTTTTTATCGTGGTGTCCGTGAATAACAAAAATTGTTTCACAATAATCTTCATCACCCCAGCTATCCCAAGGATAACCATCTGTAAACATAATAAACTTCTTAGGAAGAATATCATTTTCTTTCATGTACTCCCAGTTAGCAGTAAAATCTGTACCACCACCGCCCATAAGCTGGTAGTCGTTTATATCACTTGCTTGGTCTGCACTAAAGTCTTGTTCGTTATATACCTTAGTGTCAAAACACCAAATCTTAATATTGTAGTCTGCATATTCTGACATAATACCTTGTACTTCACTTAGGAAGTCTTTACCTTGTACAGAACCAATTGAACCCGACATGTCTATAGCAATACAAATATCAATAGTTTCTTGGAAGTTCATACCTGGTAATATTGCACCAATGTGCCAACCCTTACGTGAAGGACGACTAAATGTAAAATCATTACGTATAGTAGTTTGTATCTGCATACGTAGTAACTCACGCCAAGTCATCTTAGGCTCTGTAAGTTCTTTAATCATACGTTCAACTTCACCAGGAACATTACCTGCACCAGCCGCCTGTGCCGCTGACAACATGTTCTCTTTAATCTCGTCACGTATCTTTTTAAGTTCTTCTTTTGAATATGAAGGCTTAGGATTATTACCTTTACTGCCTCCGCTCTTTGGACTAGGTTGACCGGAATCACTATCTTTATCCCAATCAATATGTTCGTCTAGTAATTCACCAAGTTGTTTTAATTCTTCTTCGTCATACTTTTCAAAGATATCATCGTATACTGCTTCACTGGTCCATTTTTCGTATTTAAAGTCTTGGAATATTTTAATATCTTTAGGCTTTTCTCCAATACGATCACGTACTAGTGTATTGTTTACAATATAGTCTGCCGCAATATTATGTATCTGTGGATCTCTATCTTCACGTCTTGTCATGTGATCAAATACACAATGCAAAATTTCATGTGCAATTACGAACTCAATCTCTTTGTTAGACATCTTAGCAAAGAAAGGAACACTATAAAACAAATGACGACCATCTGTTGCCGCAGTAGGACACCAATCACTTGCTTCTTTAATAATAAGACGTGTTGCCATATTACCAAAAAATGGATGACGTAGTAGTAACCCAACTCTTGCTACAATGATCCTATCCAATACTTCTTCACGAAGTTCTTGAGTAATTTCTATTTCTGTAGTTTGTGGTTCTAAAGTAATTGCTGATGTCATGTGCCTGTTCCCTTTCCCTTATTGTTCTTATAGTATACTACTATTTAAGACGTTTGTCAACCAAAGAATTATGGGTAGAGCACCGAAAATACTCTACCCATAAACCTAGTTAGCTTGCCTGTGCGGCAGTAATATACTTACCGTACTTTTCATGGAACTCATCAAAACATTCAACTTCGTCTGGATCGATTGGAAGTTGATATTGTGTAAGGCCTAGTTTGATACCCATTACTACTAATTCAGTATCAAAGTTATCCATTGAGAACCTTAAGAAGTTATTAACCATATCGTCAAACTTCTTATTGCCTTTATCGTTTGCTTCTTTAAGCTCGTAGCATAAAGACACAGTCAAGGAATACATGGCACTGATTTCTCGTGTGTCTAAAGTCTTAACCTTACCGTTCAAAATATCTGTTGGGTTAGGTAGCTTAGAAGCAATTTTACGATGGGCCATGAACTTTACAGCAAGTCCTTCGCCAACTGTACCACTAACTAAATCAGTAGTGGTATTCTCGTCATCATCATCCTCTAGTAGTTCGGATACAAATGACCAAGAACGCGGTGTAGCAAATGAACGACTTGGACTTTTTGGATCAAAGTCATATAAGTCTTTCTTTGCAAATGTTAAGTAACCAACAACATCGTTATGTATGTTGTTTAAAACAGCCCACTGGAACCAATCGTCAAAATCAACTTTAAGTTCTAAGTGAACAAATCTGTTTGCTAACGGAGCAGGCATTCTATAAGTAACACCTTTGTCTGCATCTCTGTTACCAGCCGCTACAATAAGAACGTTATCAGGTAATTCATAAGTACCAACCTTACGGTTAAGAATTAATTGATAAGCCGCCGCTTGTACTGCTGGTGCCGCAGAGTTCATTTCGTCTAAGAATAACACAATGAACTTATGTTTTTTAGCAAATGCTTTTGATGGAAGTTCAGCTGGTGCCGCCCACTCCATAGTATTTGATGTTGAATTATAAAACGGAATACCTTTAATATCTGTAGGATCCCATAATGATAAACGAATGTCAATCATGTAAGCATCAATTTCGGTTGATATTTGACTTACAATGTCTGACTTACCAATACCTGGTGCTCCCCAAATAAAGATAGGACGCTTCTTTTTAAAAGCCCGAACAATGCTCTTCTTTGCAGAGTTTGGACTTACTGTTCTAACTGCTATATTTTCCATGCTATATTCCTCTTCTGTTATCAGTGCCATACGTTGTTTTCTAATTATGTATATATTATAGCACCTCGTTTCCAAAAGGTCAACCAGAAAATGCAATTATTTTAAGAAAAAGAATGTAGTAATATCAAGGGTTTAGTTCTTCATCTGTCCGTTTTAGAGCTTTTGCTAGTCCATACTTGCGTACATCTCCGCTAAAAAGGTGCAATTCCATGCTCTTTTTTTCGCTTGTAACGGTAATATGCTTGTTAGTTATGTAGTAAGGACAGTCGATAAACTTATCTAAGAACAGTATAACTTGGGTAGTTATCTTAAAGTCAGGCGGAAATGGAATTTCGTATACTGCTAATTCCAATTTATCTGAAAGAAACATCATGCCTTCGTCAGTTAAGCGAAGACCGCCAGATGAACGTTCTCTTGTATTCTGCCACCAAAGAGGCATGTATTCTTTTAACGTGCTTTCACCAATGCTAATACCCGCCTGTTTTAAGAATACCTTAGTATAGGTTTCTTTCCAGTTCATCTTAGTCTTCTTTTACTATTGTGCCGGATATCAATTTTACGACTGTAAAATCTTCTGTGGTGAAGAGCTCATTAAGTTTACTTGCTAAATTGTGTGCATGTCCTGGATTTGAAAAACTAACTTTTTTATATTTAGGCCCTGGATAGTTAGTTAACACATTCGAGGATTTTAAATTAAAAGGTTTGTCTTTGTAAAATACAGCCCAAATAGCTTCTGCCTCTAGAACTTGTTCGCTCTTATAAGACTTTTTATTTACATGCTCTAGCAATACGTTAGGTTTAGGTCTACTCATATATATTCTCTCTCCATTAGTATTTATCTAATTGAGCGAGTTATATGCGTAGTTTATTTGATTACTTCCAGCCTTGTCCGCCGCCATCAACAGTTACGTTAATGACTTCTTCAGCGTTCTTTTCCTGGTGTACTAGAGCTTCTAATTCGCCGTGTAAGCGACTCATTACACTACCTAGGGTTAGTGCTAAGTTCTTTGCATCTCGTATATTAAGAGTGATTTGTTTCTCTTGTGTGTTGTCAGCAGTCTTAACTTTGTCAATAAACTGCTGTAACGGAATTGTATTTAAAGGGTTAACGGTTGGCACGTGATAACTCCTGTCGCATTTCTAATTCTGTTTTAAACGGACCTCTATATTCATATGACTCTAAGGTTACCATTTTAGGGCAAAAACTCTTGACCCAACCTTTGTCAAAGTGAATACAAAAATAACCTGCCGCATACAAGCTCTTTGATTTTTTACTCTTTGTAAATAATCCAAACTTTCTTTTAACATCAAACATTGAATTAAACGGACTAGCACTTGTAGGCAATCCGTAAATTAGTTTGTCGTCAGCTTTCTCAGAATTGCTAACAGTTGCTTTATTCCACACTAGTGTTCCAAGGTTCTTTTCTACAACACTTTTGTTGTCATACATGTATGTTCCTGTTTCACAACTATACATATATTTGTTATCAGCATCTTTTGATAAGGTGCCTTTCTTTTCATTTGAATCTGTATCTTCAATAATCCAAAATTTATTCTTTAATATTTCGTTTGCTTTAAGTCGTGTCATAGTACTGGATACCTCGCTTGTAATGGTTTAGCATAAGATTGTGCATTGTCGCTAATTCGTTGCATGTCATATAATGCACAGAACTTCATTAGTCGTAGCCCAACTTGTGATATATTCTTAGGTTGTGCATTTTCGATAATAGTGTTATCAATCTTTTCTCTAACGTTCTGCGGTTGTGCAGTTAAGTCACAAAGGATAACATTACGATTGTAATCATCTAGTACACGATGTTCTGTACCGTTATGATCTACCCAACGTTGTAGCATCATGTTGTTCCAATTGTAGCCTTTAGTATCTTTATCTGCATATGCTTCTTGTAGACCTACTTTGTTCTTAGTGCCTTTTTTACGTACACCTGGATAAGCACTAAACACATTGTCACTAGTGTCGCCTCGCATACACTTTTCAAATAGCATGTAGTCGGGATTAGGTGCAGGCTTTTCTAAACCTGTCTTTTTATCTATTACAGGCTTCTTCTTCTTATCGTCAAAGTAACCTTCGTTAGTAATGATAGTATTACTTACACCATTGTATTGTGTTACAGTAGGGCTAATAAGTTGTGCAAAGTCACCATCTGTACTAATAATAACATGTTCATCATTAGGATGATGTTGTACCCAACCTGCAATTAAGTCATCTGCTTCTAGCTCAGGATGTTGCATAACAGTACAGTTAGTTTTAGTAGTTACAAAGTCTTTAAATGCATCAAACGTTTCCCAGAAGATCTTTTCTTCTTGTGCTTGTGCAGGATTCATTGCATCTCTAGTTTCTTTACGATTTGCTTTGTAAGGAGCATAATGATCCTTACGCCAACTGCGTCCTTCTAAACAAAATACAATATGATCAGCACCAAAGTCTTCCCATGCTTTCTTAATACTGTTTAATGTAATGTGAAAAGCCATACCAACTTTAGTATCCAAGTCGCCACGTACAACGTGCCTTGCTCTAAAAAAAGTATTTGCTGTATCTACTAGTACGTATTTCATATTGTTGTCCACTCCGTTTTGCCTAATAAGTAAGTTGCCCATAGCATATGAAATTCTTCTTTAGGATGAAATCCATTAATGCTACTGTTGCCTAGTAGTGTATTACTACTTTCTAAATTATCTAGTTGCTTCATTATATAGTTACTATCACTCTCTACATTCTCATACTTGCGATAATGCTCTTGCCACCAACCTGCTTCGTTAATAACAGGCAATTCAAAAACACTACCATGCATCTGTGCAGTTAATCTAACCCACGGACATACTACTATTGTACACGAATCTGTAGCAAAGTCAACCATAAATGGATTGAAATTCTTCCAAACTAGACCTTCTACATTTGTATGTGATGTAATGATACGATTGAATTCTTTTAACATCATTGTGTCGTACAGTTTAAACCATTCAACATCAGACATTTTTTTATCTAGTGTTTGTGTTTCAGAGTATAATGTATTGTAATGTTCTAACGTTTGATACCAATCTTCAATTTTAGATTGATCTCTGCCCGGGCTAGTTAATTGTAATATTACTTTAATTTCTTCGTAGTGTATAGCATATTCTTCTAACAGTCTATCTAAGTCGTGTATCATGTTTTGGTTACAGTTACCAGGAACTGCTGATAACAATAAATCACTATCTAATGCTTTTGCACAATGTCCTGCAAACGAATTATTAATTCGATGTGCTAGACTGTCGTTACCAAGACCGCTTTCTACTCCGGTAAAGTTTTCACCGTACGACCAGCTTTCACCTACAACAATAAGAAGACTGTTCTTTTTGTTCTTAACAATGGTTTCTGTATTAATTGCACTAATCCAATCAGGCTTACTACTAGACTCTCGGGTATGCAACGTTGTCTTTTCAGTAATAACGTTTAACGATCGGGAGTCTAACCCTTGGATAGGATTAATATATTTCCATTTAAAATGCTTCACTTTTGCCGTCAGCCCTTTTCTCTATCTTAATATGGCCTGCTTCTCTTTTAGGATTATGACCTTCTTCTGTTAAAATAGTTCTAGCAACGTCTTTAAACCAACCATCTACAATTTCTTCGTTAGTTTCGCCTTTGTATCCAGCATCAAGTAGTTGCTCAATAAACTCGTTATTCCAATCAAGTTCAAAGAATCCGTTCTTAATATCTGTAGGGTTAACTTGTGTATCAAGTACACCAACCCAAGGCTTCTTAGCTTTAGTAGCCGCCGCCTTTTCTTTTTCTAGTACTGCTCTCGAAT